CCAATCAATTCTTCTGGAACACAAATTTCAGATTGGACAAAGTTCCGTGGAATACTCACCAGTCAAGCAGAACAGCTTGGTGGTGCGGCTGATACCTATCAATTCCGTGAAATGGCATTCAGCATTGAGCGCGTTGCTGTCGAAGCAAGAACACGCGCCCTCAAGGCAGAATACACCACAGAATTGGCACAAGACCTCAAGGCCGTTCACGGACTTGATGCTGAATCTGAGTTGGCAAACATCCTCAGCACAGAAATTCTCAATGAAATCAACCGCGAAATCATCCGCGCAGTTTACTTCATTGCGAAGAAGGGTGCAGCAAACACCGACCTCTCTGGTGGTGGAAACGGTGTATACGACATTCTCAACGACTCCGATGGTCGTTGGAGTGCAGAACGCTACCGTGGTTTGATGTTCCAAATCGAACGCGAAGCAAACTTGATCGCCAAGCAAACTCGTAGAGGAAAGGGTAACTTCATCCTTTGCAGCGCCGATGTCGCATCTGCTCTCGCAATGGGTGGATTCTTGAACCTCTCTCCTGCTCTCAACACCAATTTGAATGTTGACGATACAGGAAACGTCTTCGCCGGTGTATTGAATGGTAAGTTCAAGGTTTACATTGACCCATTCGTTGCCGAAGGTGTTGACTTCTGCCTCGTTGGTTATAAGGGAGTTTCCCCATATGACGCCGGTATGTTCTACTGCCCATATGTTCCGCTCCAAATGGTTCGTGCAGTATCGCAAGATACATTCCAACCAAAGATTGGTTTCAAGACCCGTTACGGAATGGTTGCAAATCCATTCGCTAAGGGTAGAACCCAAATCACTGGTAACAACGATGGTCTAGATGCTTCCTCAAACGTCTACTACAGACTGTTTAGCATCAAGAACCTGCACGGTCAAACTGGTGGTTACTTCGGTGGTAATCCCTGATTGATCTGAACAACTGAGTTCACAAAGACCGGGAGCAGAAATGCTCCCGGTTTTCTTTTATAAATACTTGTATGGGATTCGTAGACTACTTAAATCAATTACCTGCCTCCTTTCGTGAAAAACTTCCAGGCGATCTACTCATAGAAAATGAGTTTCAGCCAACAAATAGAAACTTTCTCACAGGGAATAAGTTTATATTTGTTATGAATCGATTGCCTTCTATGATGTTCTTTTGTCAAAGAGCAAACATACCGTCAATTGGTTTTGGTCAATCAGTACAATCAAATCCAACATCAATTAATATTAACAGGCCTGGAACTCAATTAGTATACGAAGATCTACAGATTGGATTTTCTGTTGATGAGGAAATGACAAATTGGAGAGAAATACACAATTGGTTAATTAATCTAGGCACATACGATGGTATGTCTGACCGATTAATAGAAAAGCAAAAAACAGCATTGGCAGGGTTATATGTTTTAAATAGTGCATATAAACCAATAGTGACTTTTAAATTTTATGATATTTATCCTACTAGTCTTTCTGGTTTAGATTTTGATGTTTCTATTCAAGATGTAGATAATTTAATGGCAACTGCTACATTTTCATATACACATTATGAAGTAGTAAAAGAAGACTTATATTGATATTTGTGGTATAATTAAAGTATGAGCATAAAACTTAGCGATATTAAAATAATGATTGAACAGGATATGAAGATTGATTCGACTTCTCTTGATAGAGAAAGTTTAAATGTACCTCAACTACACAACAAATACTTGTGTATATTGATGGACGAAAAACTGATATTAAAAAAGTTCGAATCAGATCTTGCAGTTCTTAAGAAAAACAAATGGTTATACTATTCTGGTAAAATGTCAGAAGAGCAATTAACTAAATTGGGATGGGAAGCGTTTGATCTTTCAATACTTCGAGTAGATCTAGACAAATTCATCGAGAGTGATTCTGATGTTATTCCTCTATGCAATAAAGTCGATCTACAAAGAGAAAAAATAAATTATCTAGAAAGTACAGTCAAATCCATAAGCAATCGTATATGGAATATTCGTGCTGCCATAGATTGGGTTAAGTTCACGCAGGGACAATGATTACAATTAACGAACTAGATTCCGTCAATGTTAAAATTGATTGCGACCGTTCGGTTGCAAAAGAATTAAGTTCGTTTTTTACTTTTACTGTTCCTAATTTTAAATTTACTCCTGCATATAGAAATAAAGTATGGGACGGAAAAATTAGATTATTTAATAGTTTAACACACACCATATATGCAGGACTATTAGATTATATTTTTAAATTCGCAGAAGAACGAAATTACAAAGTAGAATTTAATCCAAAACCAAAACAAATAATAAAACAAGAAGATATAGATTCTTTTATAAAAACAACAACATGTTATTCGGGCGGAAGTGTCATTACTCCACATGAACACCAAATAGAAGCAGTAAAACATGCACTGAATAAACAAAGAACTCTTCTGATATCGCCAACTGGTAGTGGTAAGTCTTTGATTATCTACATGCTAATTAGATGTTTAGAAAAAATAATACCAGAGAATAAACAAATACTAGTAGTAGTTCCAACTACTGGTCTTGTTGCCCAGATGTTCAACGACTTTAAAGATTATTCCAACAAAGACGGATTTATCAAAAAATGTCATGTGGTATATTCTGGACAAGACAAACAAACAAATAAAAAAGTAATCATTTCAACATGGCAAAGTATTTACAAAATGAAAGAAGACTTTTTTAAGAACATATATTGTGTGTTTGGTGATGAGTGTCATTTATTTAAAGCAAAATCATTGACCACGCTCATGTCTAAGATGAAAGACTGTCCATATAGAATTGGAACAACAGGTACATTAGACGGAACTCATGTTCATAAATTAGTTGTAGAAGGTTTATTTGGGCCAGTCTATAATGTCACTTCAACCAAATCTCTTATAGACAAAAATCTTCTTTCTAATCTAAAGATCAAATGTTTATTGCTTGAATACACAAAAGAAGAAATAGATGAAATTAAAAAAGCAAAATACATTGATGAGATTCAATGGTTGGTTGCAAATGAAAGTAGAAATAAATTTATAGTAAACTTATGCTGCCATCTTAAAGGAAATACTTTAGTACTATTTAATTATGTTGATAAGCACGGAAAACCGTTATACGAAGAAATTAAAAAGAATTGCAACAAGTCCTGTTTCTTCATATATGGTGGTACAGAAGCATCTGAACGAGAAGATATAAGACAAATAGTAAATAATCAAACCGATAGCATCTTGGTTGCTTCATACGGAACATGTTCTACGGGTATAAATATTAAGAACATACACAACATTGTATTTGTTTCGCCATCTAAATCAGTAGTAAGAGTGTTACAATCTATCGGAAGAGGATTAAGAAAAAGCGACACCAAAGATAAAGTGACAATATACGATATTGGTGATGATCTCCGATATAAAAAATACAGAAACCATGCGCTCCGTCACATGGATGAACGCATAGACATATATACTAATGAGAAGTTCTTATATAATCTTACAAAGATACGCCTGGAGGAATTAAAATGAGTTACAAAATTCTGAAATTAAAAAGTGGCGAAGAATTGATTTCTCATGTTACCGAGAAAAATAAAAGAACTATTGTTCTTACCAGACCTATGGTATTTCGTACAACCACATTAATGGATAAAATAGGAAGACCCTATGATATGACTTTGTTAAAAGATTGGTTAATACACACAACCTCTCAGCAAATAGAAATTCCTAAAACGCATATTGCTTCTATGCTAGATCCAACAGATGACACTTTTAGATTATATGATATGGAAATGAAAAGATTAGATGTTCTCTCAGAAGACAGAAAACAAATAACAGAAGAAGAAGCAAATGGCTTGCTTAAGAAATTAAACAAAAACAAAAAACCAATTACTGATGAAGAGATATTAAATCAAATATTTGGTGATTTGTTTCATGAAATGGAAGAGATGGGTTCTGATGCGTATAATAAATTACAAAGCATTGAAGAACCAATGGATCCACATATGCCATTTCCTGAAGACGAAGAAGAGATAGATTTTATAAAAAGACCAATGATTTATATTTCAATGATGCTCCCCCCGGAAGCATTAATGAATTTAATGAACGCCGGTATATTGGATCCGAAACAATTATCCAAAATAGCGAAAAAGGTCAAAAAAGATAATAAATTTACAGGGGACGAAAAAAATCACCCAAATTACGGTAATCGTTGGACTGATTGGAGTCCCGACCCTAATTCGAATGATTATACCGATCCACCCAAGAGCTCTTAAAGCTTCTTTAAAGTCTAACTATAGTTCTTCTTGATACCAGACACAGGAATTGTAATGATAGTAGTCAGCGGTGTCAAGAGAAATTCTAACAAATTTCTTGATTTCTTCTGGTGACTTGTTATAATTCGTGCATGGGTAAATTATGAAGAAAAAGAAGAAAAAACAAAATCCAGTAGTAGAAGAAGCTATCCCGGAAAAAGTAATAACAAATTTAAAACATTACATAGATAATGTTAAGTTTTGTGAAGCAATGACCGACTGGAAGCAACTTGTGCGCGCCGCCGAGGCCTGCGACGATCCTAGACCCCCTGTAAGCGATTATATTGCTGAATGTTTCGTCAAAATTGCTGAACATTTGTCTTACCGACCCAATTTTATCAATTATCCGTTCCGAGAGGATATGGTTGG